AGGCGGCCAACCAGGAGCAACCATGAGCGAGAACACCGAAGCCACCGGGGGCGCAGAGGCCCGCATCCGCCAACTGGTCGAGCAGGTCAAGGCCCTTCAGGGACGCGTAGCTGAGCTCGAGCCCGCGGCTACCGAGGTCGAGAAGTACCGCTCGCAGGTCGAAGAGCTGAAGGGCGCCACGAAGGCTGAGCGCGAGGCGCTCCGTATCGAGCGCGAGATCTACGCCGCGGGCATCACCGACGCTGAAGGTATCGAGTATGTCCAGCACGCCTACTCGAAGCTCTCGCCCGAGGAGCGCCCGGCCCTTGGTGAGTGGCTCGGCAACCGTGACGCGCTCCCCCGGGCCGTGCGAGCATACCTGCCCGAAGCCGCGGCAACGCAGACCGCGCACGCCGCTCCGGTGGTCGACACGCGCACGAAGCTCCCCGCGTCCAGCGCGACCGCGCTCCCCTCCCCGTCGCCTGGCTCCACTGCGTTCAGCGCTGAGCGCATCATGAGCATGTCGACCGCAGAGTTCAAGTCGAACCTCGACGCCATCAAGGCGGCGCGCGGCGCTCCTTGACATTCTGTCACGCGTGGGGGTAGTCTGAGCGTGAGGGGGAACCCTCACGCGCTCGAGGCAAGCTCTCGTAAAAAGCGACAGGCGCGGCAACCATCGAACCCTTCGGGAGGCCATCATGGCCAATATCGATTTTGCCGCACTCAGCGGCAACGCCCGCGTCGCCGCGGTCCTGCACAAGATGATCGAGATGAAGCTCGCCGACCGCGCCGAGCTCTACAAGGCTCCGCAGTTCATTAACTTCGGCAGCCTCAACGGTTCCGGGTCCAGCGCCCTCCAGGTGCCCGTCGTCGGTCTCGCCGGCACGGACCTCATGGCGGCGGTCGGCGACGGCAGCTCCGTTTCGAACACCTCGATCACGGCCAGCGCGGCGACGATCACCATCGCTCGGCAAGCCTTGAGGTACGATATCTCGGACCTTGCCGCCGCAACGGACCCCCTGGCCAGCGGCATGGGCGTCGGCGTCGAGGGCCTCGCCAACTCGATGGCCATCGCCTTCGGCATGCGCCTTACGCAGATGATCGCCGCGCTCTCCTCGGGCCTTTCCCAGAGCGTCGGCTCGACGGGTGTCGCCATGACGGTGGCGACGTTCTTCGATGCGATCTACAAGCTCCAGTTGCAGTCGAACGACGGAACCTTCGCCGCCGTGCTCGCGCCGCAGCAGATCAACCACCTCATCAACTCGCTCCGCAGCGAGACGGGCCCCGGTCAGTACGTCGCGGCGACGCAGGACCAGATCTCCGCGAAGGGCCAGGGCTTCCGCGGGAACCTGTTCGGCGTCGACCTCTACGTGTCCTCGACCGTCCCGACCGCGAATGCGGGTGCTGACCGTCTCGGCATGATGGTCTCCACCGGCTGCATCGGCTACGCGACGGGTACCCCCGCTCCTATCCAGGGCGCGGGCGGCATCATCGTCCCCGCCGGCTCGCAGGTCGTGGTCGAGCTCGAGCGCGACGCGGCCTCCGGCCTCACCAAGATCGTCGGCAACGCCTTCGCGGGTGTCGCCGAGATCCAGGACCTCAAGGGCGTGGGCGTGCTCAGCAAGGCCACCCCGTAGTGAGGTAGTCACCCTCGGGTGGCAAGCGGGCGTCGAGGTGCTTACCTGTACCGCGACGCCTTGCTGCGTCAGGAGCTACCATGAGCGCGACATTCCAGACCGCCGCTGGCGGGAACCAGATCGAAGGAAGGGCGGCAACGCGCCCCGGCAGCATGCGGGAGCTCATTCCCGCGGACGCAAGCCCGGTCTTCTGGTACATCCACCATCCTTCTCGCTGGCAGCTGGTCAATGGCGAGTGGCTCCCCGCGCTCTCCGAGATGCGCGCGGACCCCGGTGTGAACCGTGTCGACAAGGACGGGAACACCGACCAGGCGGAACTCGCGTATCGCCGCAAGGGCTGGACGATCATCCCGTGGGACGCGGAACCGGGCGGCTACTGCGTGGCTTACGAGGGGCACCGCGGCCCCGTCCACCTGAGCAAGTGGGAGCGTCCCAGCGTGTTCGCTGGCCAGCTCACGGTACGCGCTGATACGGCTGGCTACTGGGCATTCGCCAAGCGCCTCCTCGAGGAGGGTACTATCCGCATCCCCGACGAGCGCTGGATCGACCTCATCATTGCGGACCAGCTCCGCAAGGTCGAGGAACTCCGCGGTAAGGCCGTCACGCAGCCCGCCTCGGCGACATCGCTGAACATCGAAGAGGAGCGCCTCGCCACCATGTACACGGCGAAGGAGCGACTCCTCAACCCACCGGTGCCGAAGGGCAAGCGATGAGCGAGAGCACGAAGCACCGCGAGGCCATGGAGCGCATGACCTCGCAGCTGGTTCGCTCGGGCATACCCGAGCAGCGAGCCCGCGAGGAAGCGCGCAAGCGTGCGATTGAGGCAGACCGTCGCGAACGCGATAAGCGCTGACTAGGCAGGGGGCACGATGACCATCTCTGAGACGCTCTACACGGCACGTTTCCGGGCCCCGGACACGATCCAGCGGGGCATCAACCAGACCGTCGCTTGCCCCACGTACCGTCTCGGCGTCGTCGCTACTCCGGCCTCGGGCACGGTCACGGTCTACAAGGCAGACCAGAGCGCGGTCGTGAACGCGGGCGTCGTGACCATTGCGCCGGGCAGCTGGGCCACCTACACGATCCTCGCGGGCACGACGACGTCGCTGCAGCTCGAGGAGGGTTGGCTCATTGAGTGGACCCTCATCATGCCGGACGGGCTCACGCACATCTTCCGGCAGGACGCCGCGTTGGTGCGTCGTGAGCTCGCTCCGGTCGTGACGGATGCCGACCTCATCCGTCGGCATTCCGACCTTCCCCAGCTCCTCGCGAACGGGTCGACCACGTACCAAGATTACCTGGACGAAGCGTGGGCGACGATCATGCTGCGCCTCATCGCGAACGGGCGCCGGCCCTACCTCGTGATGAGCCCCAGCGCGCTCCGCGACGTGCATCTCAACTATACGCTCCACCTCATCTTCCTAGACTTCCAGACGAGCGCGGGCGACGGTGGGCGCTGGCAGGCCCTCGCGGACTACTACCGCGCGGCCTACACCGAGAGCTGGGGCCAGCTCAGCTTCGTCTACGACGAGAGCGACACGAACAAGGTGGACCCGACGCAGCGGAAGAGCGGTAGCTCGCAGGTCTGGCTGAACGGGCGCGGCGGCGCGTCGTCCGGCCCGAGGTGGTACTAATGGCCTCGAAGACGGTACGGCAGCTGCGCGAGGACGTGACCACGCGCGTTGCCACGCTCGCCACGTGGAAAGAGTCGCGGGTGGCTCCCGACAACTTCGGGCGGGACGCGGACCTCAGCTCGGGCGTGTGGTTCGTCGTGCACGTCGCCGAGACGCAGGACCTCCGCGTCTACCGGGGAAAGCCTGCCGAGGGGACGCTAGTCGAGTCGACAGTCGTCGTGCGCTATTCCTGGCGTCTCGCGCCGAAGGACATGGCGGGCACCTACGACAACGCGCTCGATGGCGAGCAGGCCGTCATCAACAAGCTGATGGTCTACGACGCAACGTGGCCGCTCAGCTACAAGTTCCAGTTCGTCCGCGTTACCCGTGAGACGAACGATGTCGGCGAGTGGGTCGTCGGCGCCGTCGAGTTCCGCGTCGTCCACACCCTTCCGCTTCAGTGAGGTAGTCCATGCCCATCAGCTCTGTCGTCAAGAACTTCCGGGACGGGACCATCACCCTGTCCGACTCCACCACCCCGACCCCGCTCTCCGTCATCGTCCAGTACGAGGCGGGCGACTTCAGCATCACCGGCCTGTCGCAGGGGAATACCGAGACGACGACGTACCTCGACCGCGGCGATTTGGGGTCAGTGCGTCTCGGGTCGCGCTCGTTCCCGACCTTCAGCTTCACGGCGCACATGACGGACCTCAGCGACGCCACGAACAAGACCTTGTGGGACGCCGTGAACAAGACCGGCGCCTTCGCTGCCGCCATCTCTGGCATCGCGGGCTCGGACGTCTACGGGCTCAAGGTCCTCCTCGCGGTGGAGGGGACCAACTTCGGTGACCCCACTGACCACACCCTCGAGCTCAACGGGTGCCACATGACGATCGATTTCTCGGAGGGAGACCCGAACTCCTTCTCGTTGAACGGAACCGTGTACGGGACGATCGTCGCCGTCTGATAGGCCGCGTGTGCAAACGAGGCGCTCCCCGTGCTACGGTGCGGGGGGCGCTTTCGCGTCTCAACTAGGAGCAACCATGACCACCGTCCAGCTCGGGGCGCACACAGTCCCCCTCAAGGCCCCCGCCTCCTTCCTGGTACGTCGCGAGATCGCGATGGCCGTCCAAACGAACGCCATCCGCGGGCTCTGCGCCGCGCTCGGCGTGTGCTGGGCAGGTAAGGCGCTCAAGGCGAAGTACACGTACAATCCCCTCCCCTACGGTGGCGAGGTCTTCGACGAGCTCCTCGCGCTGGGCATCCACGAGGCCGAGATCTACGCGGCGGCGGGCAAGGCCCTCGAGCTCTGCGTCGGGTCGCCCACCGAGGAGGGGACCGCGCGTGCCGAGGGTTTTACTCCTCCGCAGACGGAGCCCTCGACTCCGTAGCGCTGGAGATTGGGCTTACCTACTGCGGCGACCCGGAGGCGTTCTACGCGTGGCCCGTCGAGACGCAGGAGCGCGTACTCGGGTGGTGGCGCTCTAGGAACAAGCCGAAGGGCAAGCCGAAGCGACAGGCGTTCCGGCCACGTCCGCAGGATAGTGTAGACCCAGCGGCGCGAGCCTTCTGGGGGATGCATGGCGAGTAGCTCGGCGAAGGTCACGGTCGGTCCGGAACTGCAACGCGCGGTCGACCAACTGGTCCGTGACGTCGCCGGCGACGTCGTGATGATTGTCGAGGAGATCGCCAACGGTCTGGCCGAGGGCGCTCGCCTCGAATGGTACGACAACGTCCGCAAGCGGTCCGGCGAATCAGGCGCCAGCAACGACTACCGGCTGGAGCTGCGTGGCACGACGGTAAAGGGCGTCGTCTTCAACGGCGCGACAAAGAACCTTCCTCGCCGCAAGCGCTTCCCCGGCATGGTCCGCGGCGCGACGGTGAAGGTGATGCAGCAGACGAACTACGCGTACTATGTGCACCGCCCTGGTCCGTTCTCGAAGACATTTAAGGGACTGAACGCCGACGAATACTCGCAGGTCATGCGGTTCTGGCAGGCCAACGGCACCCTCCCGATGGGCTATGTCGCGCGGTCGATGGTCGACGGGAAGGGACGCAAGCGCCCCGTCGGCGTCTCGAAGGAAACGGACAACCCGCTGCATGCCGACGGTAAGAACCTCTGGAAGGTGCTGGTTCTCGACCGCCGGAAGGCCGCTATCGACGTCCGGTTAGACGACCTTGATAAGGCGTTGCAGCGAAGCGGCGACCGCTTCAGCAAGTAGGAGCCCCGATGCCCACCGCAGAACTCACCATCGCCGCGGACCTCTCGGGGCTCCGGAAGCAACTCGAAAGCATCCCAGGCATGACTGCCGAGCAGGCGAAGAACATGACCGCGGAGCTCAATAAGAGTTTCAAGAGCGCGGAGAAGGCTGCGAAGAAGGCGGCCGACGCCACCAAGGCTTCGATGGAGCAGGTAGCCGAGTCGGCGCGTCACGCGAGCGACGCGGGAAAGGGTCTCGAGAACAGCTTCGGCGCCGTCGGTGGTAGTGCTGCGAAGCTCGCTGGCGGTCTGGACCTGCTCATGCCGGGCCTCGGTGAACTCGCGCGCGGCGTCGCTGACATTGCCGACATCGGGGAAGTCGCCTCGGGGAGCTTGGGCGTCTCGGGAATGCTCGGCTCGGTAGCGGCACTGGCGGGACCGCTCGCGATTCTGGGCCTCGCTCTTACGCCCATCATCGTCGCGTTTATGGACGAGCAGCACAACGCGGAGGCCGCAGCCGCGGCGTTGGCCCGCTACGAGGAGGCGACGAAGAAGGCCGCCGAGGCGAACGCTGCGTTCAATGGAGCGATCGGCGACGTCAATGACCAGCTCAAGCTCATCTTTGGGTTGGAGACCCAGAACGAGCAGGCGGCGCGTCGAAGCGAGGATGCTCTCCGCGCGAAGGCCGACGCCGCGAACGAAGCGGCACGCGGTCTCATCGCTGAGGCCGAGGCGCAGCGTGCGGCCATCAAGGGTGCGGCCACGATGGACGCCATCCGTGGCGCGGAGACGGACGCGACGCGGCAGTACGCGAAGCTCAGCGATACCATCAAGCAGCAGACCGCGATCATCGCGGAGAACGACCAGGCGGTGGCGCTCTCCGCGGAGGTCCTCCGCGAGAAGGCGAAAGCAGACGACCAGGCAGACCGAAATGCCAAGCGCCGTGCAGCCTCGGAGAAGGCCGCGGCTGAAGCGGCGCGTAAGGCTGCCGAGGCTGAACGCGCGGCGAAGGAGGCCCTCGCTGCCCACCTCGCGATGTTCGATCCGCTCATCGCTGCGGAGAAGCAGGTCGAGAGCCAGCGCCAGAAGGAACTGACGCAGTCGGAGGCCCTTGCCGAGGAGCTCGACAAGCTGCGTGCACTGAAGCTGCAGCTCGCCGCCGCAGGCCAGCTCAGCGCCGAGGAGGCCGCGCGCTTCGCCAGCGTCGAGAAGACAATGGCTGAGGACCTCACGCAAGCGCTCATTGATGAGGAAGTGAAGCGCCAGGA